GACCTCAATGACTGCATATGTGGTCAAAAGAAAATCTATTGATGTGATCGTGTTCAGAGGCACTCAGCAGGCCCGTGATTGGATATTTAACGCATCCGCAATACCTGTGCCCTATGCAGGGAGATTGGCCCATGGTGGCTTTGCCATGGCCCACAGATCCATCTGGAAAAAGATCCTGCCGCATATAGATTGGAAGAAGCGTACCTTGGTCTGCGGGCACAGCCTCGGCGGCGCTTTGTCAGAGATCACGGCAGCGATACTGGAGCGGGCTGGGCATCAGAATGTGAACCTGGTAACGTTTGGAAAGCCTAACGTATGGTTCAAGGGCAGCAAGCGGCGCATGATTCTGGACAACCAGATCTCTGTGGTAAACGGCAGCGACAGCGTTGCCAAAATTCCGAGGGCTCTATATGGCCCGTCAAAGTCGCAGACCATGCTCTACTTCAGTAACACAGGTTTCGACTGCATAGATCCGTGCCGGGACACCAGGCGAGCGGACCGCGGAAACCTGAAAGACGGGATATCCGATCACTTTATGGATGGCTACAAGAAACGACTCGATGCATACCTGGAGGCAAACCAATGAAGGCAATACCTATTATTTTACTGGCAGTGCTGGCATCAAGCTGCACGACTGTTGAACAGATCAAGCAGGCCGAAGGTCTGTACTGCAGCGAGGTGTACCGCGGAATACGGGCTGTTGGACGATCTGTGCTGACCGCAGGAGCTGGCGTAGTTATCAGCGATGTCTGCGACACTATTGACGATATCGTCGCGGAGGAAAACGCCAACGGCGTTGACAAAAGCGATAGCTAACATGCGACTGCTAATCAACCTATGGCTGATGCTCAAATGAAAATAGGCGGATTACTAAAGGCTCTGGCGCCGACAATAGCCAAAACTGTTACCGCAGGTAACCCTGTCGCCGGCATGGCAGTAAACATGCTGGCGTCCAAGCTGGGCATTGACGAGAAGGATCCGGTCAAGATAGAGAAGTTTATCGAGCAGAACCCGGAGAAAATCGTCCAGGTGAAGCAGGCTGATCGAGAGTTTCAGGACAAGATCCGCGAGATGGAGATCGATCTTGCTGCGTTTGAGGTCCAGACCAAGGACGCACAGGATGCTCGGGCTCACTTCAGCAAGGACCGCACTGCAAAAGCTTTTGCCCTGATATCTCTGATCGGGTTTCTGTTCTACTGCTTTGTGGTGACGGCCATGGGTTCAGATCACGATGCCGCCACGACTAACCTAGTTATTGGGTACCTCGGAGGGTTGGTGTCCAGTGCGGCGAGCAGCTTCTACGGGAGTAGCAGTAATGTCAGAAAATAATGTGGTCAGCTTCCCAGACTCATCTGCAGAGAAGCTGGAAGCTATGTGCCAGGAAGCAGATCAGCAGCTGTGCGATTGGATCACCATGAAGCTAGAGGCCGGGATATCTGCATACAGCCTGTTGGGCATCATTACTATCAACTCCAGCTGGTTGGCCCAGCAACTACTAGCAGAGCAAGAGAACTATGAGCCAGAAACTGATTGAGATGCTCTCAGAGCACGAGGGCATAAAAAGCTACGCGTACACCTGCCCGGCTGGCAAAATCACGGTGGGAATAGGCAGAAACATAGACCCGGATGGCGGTCTTGGCCTGTCACCTGACGAGATAGTCTACCTGGTCAGGAACGACATTAAACGCTGCGAGGAAGAGCTCGGTAATGCCTTTCCCTGGTTTAATGACCTAGAAGACTGCCCGAGGCGTGACGCGCTCATAGATATTGCCTTTAATCTTGGCATCAGCCGCCTACGACTGTTCAAGAAGGCTCTGGCCTGTATGGAGCGCCAGGAGTACGCAGAGGCTGCAGTTGAGTTTCTAGATAGCAAATGGGCTCGCCAGGTCAAGGGCAGGGCCATCACCGTCACGGACATGATCCGCACCAATACCTACGTCTAGTTTTTGGTGGGTAGGTTGGTGGGTAAATACATGCAATTACGCTAAGCCATTGTTTTTGCGTAAGTAAAAAGTCCTGCCGCGGTATCATTTTTTAACTACATCGAACTACTTCTACCGCTTGCGTCACAATTGATGCTTTGCTACACTTGTGTTTCGTTTAACCAAGTGGAGCAATAAATTATGCACGTCATAAAAACTCTGAGCGCCCAAATCTGGGACGTTCTATCTAATGTTGAATGCGGCGAAGCAGTTGAGAAGAAGGGTGAATTTAACTATCTGTCATGGGCAAAAGGCTGGAGGATGCTCATGGATGCTGGGTTTACTGACGTTGACTACAATTTTGAGTTGACGCACAACCCTGACCAGACCGCGCAGGTAAAGTGTACCTTCACCATTCACGTTGGTCATGATTCAGTGACCCATCACGAGACACTTCCTGTTCTAAATTGGTCTAACAAGCCAATTGTCAACCCAAACTCAATGGACATAAACACTGCTCGCCAGAGGGTGCTAGTCAAAACATTGGCTAGATTTGGATTGGGTATAGATGTCTATACAGGAGAGGATCTCAATGCTTCTGCGTCCGGCAGCGATGCTGTTGGCAAGGTTGAGTATGTTGATGCGGATTGGGTCAGCAACGTTAATAAATTTCTGAAAAGCAAAAACATTGACGTTGAAGAGGTCAACAAAATGCTGATGTCTGTCTACCAGATACCTAGCATAGACAAGGTGCCTGTGGCTCAGAAGGATGTAGTCGGAGACAGCATCAAGGAGCGCGGACAATGATTGTTGTTGACGCTGATCAGCGTTCAGACGAGTGGCATGCTGCTCGTCTGGGCATACCTACGGCCAGTAACTTCAAGCGAATTATTACTGGCACCGGGAAGGCTTCTACTCAAATTGACGATTACATGGACGAGCTCTTAACGGAGCGCCTTACTGGCAGGCGTGAGGAGATTTACGTCACTGAGGATATGCAGTACGGGATTGACAACGAGCCCAACGCTAGGGCGTGGTACGAGTACGTCAGTGGTAATCCCGTTGAGGAGATTGGCTTGTGCCTGCACGACAGCATTAGAGCAGGCGCGTCTCCTGATGGCCTTGTAGACACAAAAGATGGCAAGGGCTGCGTAGAAATCAAGTGCCACCGTAAGCCTAAAAAAATAATCAAGATGCACCGGGAGCAGAAGGTGCCTGTGGAGCACATCCCGCAGATACAGGCGCAGCTTTGGGTGCTCGGTCCTGATTATAAATTCTGCGACTTTGTTGCATGGTCTCATGAGGTGAAGCCATTCCGCATGCGCGTAGAGCGGGACGATAAGTACATCGAGAAACTTGAGAAGCTTGTCGCTGATATGGCTGCTGACCTTGATACATGGGAGGAAAAGCTGTGCTGACACTGTGTGAGCATGCGTTCAAAGAATACTACGGCATGGAGCTCAAGGATGTTTCAGAAGTAGCGAGAGATCTCTGGGTAGCAGGCTGGAATGCTGGCCTGAACCAGATGAAGAACCAGGCAGATTTACTGATTGGTGAAACTAACCGGCTCGAAGAGCCAAAGAAAGAGGAAAAGAAATATGACTTCTCAATATGACAACAAGAACAAGGGTGCTTTGTGGGTAAACCAGAACAAGTCTGAAGACAAGCATCCGCACTTTACCGGCGAGATAGATGTCGAGGGTAAGGTGTACAGAATAGCTGGCTGGAAGAAGGATAACCCGCAAGGTAACCAGCCTGTAATGTCACTGCAGGTTTCAGAACCGCAAAAGAAAAATGACGGGATACCATTCTGATGTTTAGTTTAGGCGATCAATTGTACAAGGGCCGGTTAAACGCCGGCCTGACTCAACAGCAGGCAGCCGATATCTTAGGTGTTAGCAGGCAGCAGTTTGGCAGGTGGGAGAATGCAGACGATCTCAGGGTGTCTGTGTTTATCGACTGCTGTCTAGCCATGGGTATGGATGTGGAGAGTGAATTTAATGTGGCACTCAACAGTTTTGTGGACCAACGTTAGCGAGGAGTATGGTATGCCTCAAGGGCAATTCTGGATAGTGAATAGCGACGATGCTCTGAAGAAATTTCAAGAGCACATAGAGGAAGTCTATAAAAAAGATCGGTACCTGACGGTAACCTGGGAGAGCGGCAAGAAGCGCAGCCTGAAGCAGAACTCTGCGCTGCATGTCTGGTGCTCTGCCCTGGCTGACACTCTGAACGAGAAGGGCTTGGATATGCGTAAGGTCATCAAGGCTGATGTGGATATTCCCTGGAATAAGCAGTCAGTCAAAGACTACATATTCAAGCCCGTTCTGGAGGCGATGACCGGCGCCGAGTCTAGTGCAGATGCGGAGAAGGTAGATTACATCAAGGTCTACGAGACGCTGAACAAGCACCTGGCTGAGAAGTTTGGTGTGCATGTTCCGTGGCCGGTGAAAAAATGAATAAGGTAGTGATCGAGATACCTGCTCTCTGGTGGCACATCGTTGATGAGCTGCCGGAGAAGCTATCTGAGCGATCTATCAATTCATGGTCTAGCAAGGCCGGGATACTCGGAGAGCTTGCGGTTGTTCAGTATTTCAACGCAGAGGGCATTGATTACGAGTATGTTGCCCAGGATGACTTCAGCTGCGATCTGATCTGTAACGGCCGCAAGGTAGACGTAAAGACCACTGAGCGACGCGGGTTTGCTAGTGACTTCAACAATGCTCTGCTCACTGATTACCAAAAAGAGCAGGACTGCGACACCTACATTTTTACGAGCATTCCCAAAGACAAGGGACTTGTTGAGATAGTAGGCTACTGTGACAAGAAATGGTTCTGGTCAAACAACTACGCCAGAGATCTAGAAGCCGGTGAGAAGGTTGCTGTGACTGCGGTCAAGGAGCCC